GGTATCCGGTATGAGGTCGAGAGGGTTTCAGAACCGCCCTCCAGATTTATAAAATGGTCTACATCTGCACCGGCCCACCGGTATATGGCTTGGTCGTCATCGCCCGCGCAGTACATCTTAGTCGAGTTGTCATCTAATATATGTGCAATATCCCACTGGAGTGGCGACAGGTCTTGTGCCTCGTCCAAGAAAGTAAGCTCAAATTTAGGGCAGTAGTGAGATCCGTTGGCGGCAAACACTGCAAGCATGTCGGTAAAGTCGTACAGGCTAAACCGGTGCTTGTACTCTCGTAGACAGTTATCGACATAGCTAACGAGGTTCCAATCCTGCTCAATGGTACTGTCGTTGTACTGCTCCCGCAGACCCACCTTGCGAAGTCGAGCCAAGTTAATTATCCCAAGCACTGGATCGCTTGAGCTAGTAACGCTTGGTAGGTCCTCGTCAAAGTTGGCTATCTTGTTACCGGTTAGATTCACCCCCGTAATCTTGGATAGCTCCCGATAGTTCTCCGCTTGCATAACCTGCTCACTGCGTATGTCAGACATGGCTAGAGCTAGGCTATGCAGGGTTCGGAAGTTGCACAGGTCTTCTTTGGGGTCGAGATTAAACCGAAGGGATGCCCGCTCCTTGGCTTCGGTTGCCGCCTTCTTCGTAAACGCTAGGAAGGCAATATCCGTGGGCCGTGTGCCGTTCTCCAAGGCAGTATCCACCATGTTCAACAAGGTGGTGGTCTTTCCAGTTCCGGGCGGGCCAAAAATCCTAAACATTCTTTTCTTTTTCTTTTAGTACAATCTGCCGGATACGCTCTCGGGTCAAACCAAAACGTCTGCCAATACCGGCAAACGTCATGTGTTCATCGCGCCATAACAAATATATCATTCGATTCCTGTCTGCTTGCTCTACCATTAGAAGGGTGCCTCGTTGGTTGTTCCAAAGTCTGGTGTTTTTAACTCTATGTCCACGCTCTCAAACGCGGGTACTGACCAAACCCTAACGGCTCGGCCTTTGATTTTTAACACGGTAGATTCGCCGTTTATGTCCCGCAGTCTTTGAGCGATCTTGTGAGACTTGTAGTCAAACCATTTGTTCTTTTTAAGAAACCCTTCAAAGTCCCGTAACCTAAAATAAGTAACGCATTGATCCTCATCTGTCCACGGACGGCGTAGTAATATTTCTTCTTTGTCTTGCGCTTGCTGTAAGAACCGGCAGAACTCCTCTAGGTAGTCGTAGAACTGACCGCTCGTGCTTGCATCCTGTGCCACTTCCATGATGGCAGACTCGTTGTCCTTCATATCCGTGAGCAACGTGCTGATACGACTTTCCCAAGTTGCTTTCTGCACAGAACGCGGCATAAAGTTAAGTTGCTCCATACAGGCTTTTTGAAATACCGGCTGACTCATCAGACCCTCGGTGTCTAGCTCCAGAGGTTCTCCGTTTACGTCCATAAACCAAACGGGAGGAGTCGAGTCGTACTTACGCAGGTTAGCTATGGATGCCCCTTGGATAGCGGCACCCACACCAAATTTACGGGTACGGCATAGCTCTTTGTTGCAGTGTGCGTTAACGGGAGCGTCACTACACTTGTATGCGTAGTCCTTGCGGTTACACTGCTTGGCAACCGTATTTACTTCGTTAAGCGGTAGCGGGGGGTCCAGATACTGCATGTTGTAAGATAATATTTCTGATTCCCAACTGTCAGGAAAAGCCTTACGCAGGTACACGCCGATATTAAAAAGGCCATTATTTCGTCCTCCTTCACTTATTTTGTTTGCACACAGTATCTGTAAACACGGAGGGCCATCGGCTAATAACGAAGATTTCTTAGTCTCCACCACCTGTAGTCCAACCACCTGTTCGGGGGTCTGGGCATAAGTGCTATGGAGTTTAATAAACTCCTCAATAGTAGCTGATGTACCGTCGTCTTTAATTGCATAACGTAAGCCGTCCTCTGCGTCAAAGTAAGGCAGGTTCAAGAAGTTACCAACATCACCACGGTCTAGGTGAAGCTTGATCTGCTTTGGGAATATCTCTGAATCGCCGTATCCTAATGCGGCAGACATACACTGCAATGCCTTCTGCATGTCTTTTGCTTCTACCCATTCGGTAGAGAACAAAAAGCAGTGAGCCCCGCCTGACTTTGACCGGCAGATAACCAGAGGTAATTTTAATTTGCGTATTTTCTCAACCAGAAGTTTGTGGTCGAGAGGGTATTGATCGATGTCGATGCAACCCCACTTGCAGTTGTTGTCCTCATTGATTGGGATTATCCCGATACCGTGACGGCCAACTAAATGGTTTTCCCATAGAAGCGTGGTGCGTGGTTCGCGAACTACCCCTGCTTTACCTTGCGCTTTCCCGTTTGCACCCTGCTTTTCGATGCGGAAAGTACCGTAGGCTTCTTGGAGGCCATCAAAGATAGCCATAAATTGTTTAACGAGCATTGTAAATCTCCGGCAGAAGAAAAGGGGCGACTCGTGCCGCCCCCATAAAATGCAACAAGCCTAAAAAGGTATGTCGCTATTAGTAGCCGCAGCCTCCTCATTACTGTGCTTGACTACTACATCACCTGCCGTGATTGACTCAGCGAAGGTCTTGCACTGAGTATAAGTACCGACGCTCTCAACTGGACCTACTCGGCTCATCTCCCATCCGTGCCAACTACCCTTAGAGTTCTCCTCCTTGATAGTTTTTAAATGGTAGATGTGCGAGAAGCGTGGGGGAGTAAAAGGCCCATTCTTGCCCTGCATCTGTACAGACTGCATCATGGAGTTCCACTTACGCGACTTCTTCAACTGCGTGGACTTCATTGCGATTAACGCGGTTTCGGCAGAGCCGTCCTCGTTCTGAATCACAACAAAGTGTTGGTGGGTTTCTTCAATATAGCTACCCGTTCCGCCGACAACATACTCTTTGTTGTCGTCAGGTGAACGCTCAGTCTTTGGGCGTTCTTGGTTCGGCTCAAAGATGTTTATCGGAGCGCCACTGCCCTCGCCACGTTGAGCCCACTCAATAAACCGACGCTGATAAGCGCACGGGATCACCTTGATACCGTTAGCGCCTTTGTACAAGTGGCCCGTTACAGTGTTGTAGATGTCGCCCTTCCGAGCTTTATCATTCTCATCCAAGATAGGGTCGTTACCTGAGAGTACTTTCAGGAACGGTAGTGCCAAGTCCTCTTGTCCCATGTTGTCCATACCTTGCCCTGCATCCGCTTCAAACATTGCCGATACGGCTACGACTGCATTCTCTTTCTTTTCTTTCACTGTAGTTCCCATAACTATTTTCCTTTTTTAATTGTTGCACGTTGTCCAATCCAAGCCCCAAAAAGTTCCATTGGGAATTCTTCACCCGCCTCTACCCGCTCCTTAACAAATGCGCGTAATGTCTGTGGATGCACCTCTGTTTTCTGCTCGGCGTAAAAGCCTTCCATTTCAGCAAAAGCGGCAAAAGCTCCGGCTTTGTCATCCTCGCCCCGGCCAAACTGACATGACACCGTGTTCTTGATGATGTCATCGTACCCGTTGTCGCGGAGCCAATTGAACGCACTGTGTCTATCTGCAACACGTATGGAAGCGCCGTAAGTGCTTTTGACTACCACTTTACTACCGTCATCAAGCTCAAACGCAGATATACCCATCTCCGATAACATAGCGGGCATTTCTTCGTCGCTCAGTTTGAGTAGTTGCTCTTTTTGTTGCTTGAGTTGTTTCTCTATATTTGCGATAGTGTCTTCTTTATCGCGTATTGCTCTTGCCAAGTCTGCCACAGAATTGAGGCCCCCTTGGTCAAGTTTCTCGACAGAGTTAGAGTTTAGTGCTGCTGACTCCTCCTCCATCATACTAGTTAAATCGCTCATCGCGGATTCTCCTTCGTGGTTAAAGGCACCTTTTGGGCCTTGACAATAACTCATACTATCGTATACTGAGCGAAAGTCAACAGGTATTTTCAAATGAATTTTAATTACAAAACGGAACCTTTCGATCATCAGCGCGTTGCCTTAGAAGACTCGTGGTCCGCGAAATATTATGCGTTGCTAATGGAGATGGGGACGGGTAAAACAAAGGTCGCTCTGGATACGATGTCTATGCTGTACCAACAAGACAGGATAGAGGCTTGTGTTGTTATTGCTCCTAAAGGCGTATATGACAACTGGACACGCTCTGAGATACCGACTCACGTACCGGACAGCATTGAGCGTATTATCCTGCGTTGGACACCTAATAGCTCAAGAAAGTATCAAGACGAGGTCAAAGCTTTTTTTGAAGACGACAGTGGCGCACTTAAAATATTTGTAATTAATACCGAGGCGTTCAGCACGGCTCGTGCTACCCGCATCGTATATGATTTTTGTAAAAAGCATTTAAACAACTTAGTTATTGTGGACGAGAGTACCACTATTAAAAACCGCAAAGCTCTGCGGTCTAAAAACATTATCGAGTTGCATAAGCTAAGTAAGTATCGCCGCATCCTGACAGGAAGCCCGATTACCAAGAGCCCAATGGATCTGTTTAGTCAGTGCCTTTTTCTCGACAAGAATGCGCTAGGGTTTAACAGCTACTATGGGTTCCAGAACNGNTANTCNATTGTGGTCAAGCGCACAATGGGTGCAAAGTCTTTCCAAGAGATAACTGGATACCGCCGTTTGGATGAGTTAACAGAAAAGTTGGAAGGCTTTAGTAACCGTGTGCTTAAAAAAGACTGTCTAGATTTACCCGACAAGCTATATATAAGACGGGACGTACCGATAACTGACGAGCAAGCTAAAGTCTACAATCAAATGAAGAAGCTTGCGTTAGCTAAGTTAGAAAACGGTGAGTTGGTTACGACGGCAAGCGTCCTTACGCAAATCATGCGACTTCAGCAGATATGTTGTGGGTTTTTACAACCGGATGACGGGGAGATTCAGTCACTACCTAATCTTCGGTTAGAAGCTTTGATGGAAATAGCCGAAGATGTGCAAGGTAAAGCCATTATATGGGCAACATATACACATGATATTAACCGGATATCCACCGCTTTACGAGAGCGGTTTGGGTACAATGCCGTGGCTACTTATTACGGTGCTACAGAACAAGAAGAACGCCAGAACATCGTCAACGAGTTCCAAGACCCCGACAGTGAGCTACGTTTTTTTGTCGGGCAACCCAAGACAGGAGGCTATGGCATTACCTTGACTGCGGCCAACACCGTTATATATTTTAGCAACTCTTACGACCTAGAGATACGGCTACAGTCCGAGGACCGCGCACATCGTATCGGCCAGAAGAACCCTGTCACGTACATAGACTTGGTCACACCTTATACAATCGACGAGAAGATCTTAGACGCGCTTAAATCTAAAATAAACATAGCGGGTCGGGTTTTAAAAGAAGACACCAAGGGATGGCTAATGTAAATTTGGTTCGTCTTTTTCCAGTATCGTACTGTAGGCTTCCATCAAAACGTGGATTAAATCTTCTAGATCATCCACGTTTAACCACATAGCGGTAGTTTTTTTCTGGGGTCCTTCTTGACCGATTAAAACACCGGGCTCCAAATTAACATTCCTACCATGACTATAGATTCGGACAAAATTCCGAAGCTCTTCTTTAGGCTTTCTGTATTCTTTCATGTACAGAATATTATCTTCAGACATGTAATCATCCCATCAAACTGCCAATACCTTGGTCTTGAGATCGTATTATGCCGGATGCCATGTCATTAGGAAAGAGCGCGGCATACTGGGACCGGTCCACGGGTCTCGTTGCCGAGACCGTGGGCGGCGCAACAGGATCCTGTACCTGCGTGGGAGGAGGCACGGGTTGCTGAAGTTGTGGTTGCGCTCTTAAAGGAGGAGCTACAACAGGAGGCGTGGGCGGCGCAACAGGAACTATTGGCGCAACAGGAGGACTAGCGGCTTGTCGTACTCGGTCCAAGTATTTAAAAGTAATTGGGTTTTCTTCCGGTTCATCCGCCGCTTGCTCTTTTCTTATATAAGGTAATCTGTTTATTACCATACCGCCCAAAGATTGGTTTATCTCATCAATAATAGCATTTTGTTTTTCGGCATTTGAAGCCGATTTTAAAGCTAAACCTAAAGCTTTTGGATTTTCCATTATCCGAACCATTTCTTGAATAGTTGCGGTTTCAGGACCAATAGAAAATAATTTTTCACCGGCTTTTGCTCCCTCGGAGCCAGCTACTTGACCGGCACCCCATCCAAAATCATCTAAACCAATTTGTTTTAAAAGAGCTTTAAATCTTTGAAGACTTGCGCCATAAGCCATTGCTCCAGCTATTTTAACGCCCGAAATTTTAGCCATAGTAGAGTTTTGAAACAATATTTTAGAAACATCACCACTTTCAACAGCTTCATCAACAGTGTTTATTTCTTTAATATACCTGTTTAAATTTTTAACATATTCGTCATCAACAATACCGTTTTTTTTCATAAAATCCATTAAATTAAAATTGTATGAAAGATCAACGCCCGGTAACGGGTCAAACAAAGTTGAACTAAAACCTTTAGCATTAAACTTAATCCCAAAGTTTCCGTTTTTAAGCGCTGCGGCATTAATAATGGAGCTACGAAACCCATTTAAAATGTCTTCTGTGGTGTATACAACGCCATCTTCTGTCGTAATATCACCTTGTACTTTAATTCTATCAACCAAGTTTTGTAAAGTACGGGCAGGAGCTATTTTTGCACCTTCTAAAGTCTGCCCCGACATAATTGCGGACATGGCCGTTGCACTACTTTCAGGAGAGTTTAAAAATAACCTAAAAGCTTTGTTTTCGTCCGTCATACTAAATACATTTTGTTCTTTTGAAGTACGGTTAAATAACTGTTGAGCTTGTTCCGCGCTATCTAAATCTTGTTTTAAAGTAGGAAAAATAGAGAACATCTCCTGACCTTCGGTGCTATTTACATACTGTTCTAATTTTTTCAAATTAACGGTATATGTAACTTCTCCGGTTATCGGATCTTTAGTTG